TGTGCATCTATATCGAATACTACTACTTCTGCCATTATCTTAATTTTACTAATTCAACTTCAGTGCTTTCACTACTTCCGTACGTAAAGCCTGATATTTTGCTAATATAGAAATAAGCATTGTGTTCAGCGATAAATACGGGCTTCAAAAAATCTAATTGGTAAATATCAATAGCATTTAACTTAACATTTATAGTTAATACCTTAGTTCTGTTTAATACATCTTGTAATGTTGTATAGTAAAGTGGAATTAAGTTATTGGCAAAGCCTAAGTTTAATTGTTTCCCACCTAACATAAACCAAGGCAAAGGCAAATCTACGTTAGTCGTTAATGTACTGCTACCATCTGAATAAATTACACTCGGAACGGTGGTAACTCTTTCTAACAATAATATTCGTGGTTCTACTTTGTCCGTTGGTTTTGTTTCGGGTGGGCTTGCATCATCTGTTCTAAATATTTTTATCTTAGGAATTACGAATGCCTGCAACCTGCTATCCATTTCTGTTGCAGAAAATGGCAACTCAACAAATTCGTTTGTAGCATCTAAGGTTTCATCGTCAATTATTATCGTACCATTTGAACCTTGAATAAATGTCGGGTCAATGCTATCATCTTCTTTATAGGTTAGCGTGTTTGATTTGGCATAACTTTCTAAAGAGTATTCAACATTTGGCTTATCGGTGTAGTCTATTTTATCTGTCCAATCTATTGCTAATGGTATATTATTGGCTATATCGTCAAACTTATTAATGTAAACTGTTTTGGTATCTTCATCTACTGTTACAAGACAACAAAACATTTGAAGATATGCTCTAAGAAAATCGGATTGTTTAAACTTAATTTGCATGAACTGAAAAAGCAAATCTCTACCTATTTGTATTTTAAGGTCAATACTCTTAACATCAAACCTTGCCGTTTCCACTGTTACTGGTGGTGTTGCTGGTGGTAACTCAGCATTAACTACTATACAACCGATTTGCGCACCAACTGGAAATTCAGTAGTAAATGTTGCTGTTAAATCAAATGAAGTTACTGAAGGGACTGTTACTGACCTTGCAAGTTCTTCTAAAACCGTTCCATTTAAAAAATAAATAATAGCAATAGCTTCATCTGTTATTTGCTTTATGCCTGATATATTAAAGGTAAATGTATAAACGCCTTTATATGGTATTTCATAAACTGTTAACGTGCCTGTAAATGGGTCTAATGGTTCGCCACTTAATGCACCATCACTTGTAAACGTGCCTGTTATTGCATCTGTTTGATAGCCATTTATATCGTCAAATGTTATTAAATTATAAGTTCTGTCAAACGTTATGCCTGTTTTATTAAAAATCGAAACATTGCTACCGCTAAACGTAGCATCTCCACTTACTGCATCGGGTTCGGCATTAAATATTGGAAAGATTAAATCCGCACTTTGATAGTTTAAGTCATTCAATAAATTATTACTCAAACTATAACCTGCATCTATACAAATATTTTCAATTATATCATTAACAAATAAACAAGGGTAGCAATATCTAACATCAAATGTCTTACTTGTATTACTCATTATAGTGTTTGGGCTATCAGCGTGCCAATCTATAAGCGGATAAATATACCCATCAGTATTTTGCCTGCTGTCATATACGTTGGTTAGGTTAAATTCGTGGTTTAGCGTTGGCAAATATTGCAACTCTCTTATCTGTTTGCCCTTAATAATCTCAAAGAAATTCGCATTACCACCATACAACCGTACATTGTAAGTATCTTGACTGCTTTCAATGTTGCAAAACCTTATATTTTGGTCAATGCCATCTACAAATACTCTTGCCTTTAATCTTCTGTAAGGTCGTGTAGTTGAATTATTTACTAACTCGGCATTCTCTAATATTGCTTTGTTATTCGCTGTAATCGGTAAGTCAAAATTAATACTTCTAAATCCTTTGCGTGTTGAAAAATTGCCAATCTCGGCAATGGCATAATCGGTACTGATATTTTCAGTTCCCTCTAATTCGACTAACTTATCTAATATGTATAGTTCAACCGCCATTACTGCCTTTGTACTTGTATTTCTTTAGCCTTTAAAAATCTAATACTAACATCGAAAAGTTTTTGTCTTGAAGTATATTTAACGAAGCTATCACTATCAATTAAAATAGGTATGTCAAAAGCATTGGTAGTGCTATTGTATAAAAACGCTTGTATTGAATATCTTAGGCTATCTAAATAATCTACATGTGCCTTTGGTATGTTGCCTGTGGTACAAACTACTGCATTGTATACTTCTTTGCGTTCACTCCATTTTATCGTCTTATTTAAGGTCTTAAACGTGTTGCCATTGTCTTGGTCTACTTCAAAGGTCTTAATGCCTGTGAAGATATAATTTTGCCAACCGCCTTGTAAGTTCAACCATGCTATATTGCATTGGTTATCACAACAATTATCATAGGCTACTTGGTTACAGTTGCTCACATTTATGTCTACTTCGTATTCAATTGTTTCTTCGCCCTCTGTTTCAAATGTAAAGCTATAACTGCCCTCTGTTGGTGGATTGATTATAAATCCATTTACATATTCGCCACTATACGTTAATGTAACAAATTCAGGCAACCCTTCAAAGTTACCATAAATTAATACTTCAGGATTGAAGTCTGGAAACAACTCAACCGCCTGCTCACCTACACATAAATTAAAGGTCTTGTAATTAATCGCCATTGTTATAGAATGTGTTTTGTATGGTATCGCCTATAATAAATGATTGAACTGTATAACCACAATTAAATACTATTGTATCGGTATCGTTTAACGGTTGTCCTGTGTTCGCATAGATTGTGTCAAACTCAGGATTGTCGATTGCGCTGTTTGCCACTTGATAATATTCTAAGTCATCACTTCCAAACACTAACCTAAACCTGTTAAACATATTAAAATCTATACCTGATGTTGGATATTGAATACTGAATATTGATTGAAGGTAGCCGCTTACATTCCATGTGTATTCAAAAGTAGTCATGTTTGGCTCAACTTTAAACGTGGCTATCTTGGTATAGGGTAACTCTACTTCGTATGTTTCGCCTGTGGCATAACCCTTATACAAGTCAAATTCAATAACTGGCAAATAAGTAATTATCGAAGTACCACTAATCGCACTAATATAATCTGTTTCAACGGTAAATAGTGTGGTTGACTGAATACTCTTTATAACGTGAAAACCCTCATACACTCCAGATGCTACGTTTACCGTTTGCCCTACTACTAATGTCAAAGTAAATGCAGAAGATATGTCGAACTGAGCAAAGCCACCGTTATCGGTTACTGCTGATAATACCCCTCCGTATGGTGCGCCTTTATACGTTATCGGCTTGTAGGCTGCATTCCATTCTTCTGGAGTTGATATTACATCAATATAATCGCTAAGACTTCCCACTCAATATGCTTTTAAATTCGATTGCTAATATACCACTTATTTCGTTTTTAATAGCACTTGTAAATGCTTCATCTATTACACTACTCAACATATCGCTACCGCCTTTGCGGTGTATTAAATTGCCTTCCTCTTTCATTTTCTTAGCTATTGCGAATACTGTACCTGCTTTCTCTGCTTCGGTCTTTCCATCAAAGCCTAATCTACTCTTTACACCTGCTTTTGTTTCTACCCAATCCGCTAAATTTGGAAACGTTCCTCTTGGCTTGCCTTTGTTTTCGCCACGCTGTTTATATCCGTAACGTGTATCATTAGGGTTGTATGGTGGGTATTTGCCAGGTCGCCTGCCTTCTGAAACATTATACACATAGCTTTCGGCATAAACTGTAACCCTTGTTTCCGTTGCTTCATATCTTACGCTATTAGCTAATTTACCTGTATTGTTTGCAGGCTGTATGCCGTTATAGGTAACATTCAAGATGTTATTCTTTAAACGCTGTACTGCTTGTTGTCCTATGGTATCTAAGAAACTCATTTGGTTGTTTTGATTTTCATTAGTCGTTCATCGTATTCTGCTTTCTCTAAATCGTACAATAATTTAGTCATCACTATTTCGGCTGGCATTTCTAAAACTTCATCGTGTGTTATTCCGTAGGTAATGGCTAATCGGTCAATAGTTGGAAAACTACCGAACCGCCTGAACACTTCAACGCCTGCCATTTCTTCTTCGGCTTCTGTTTCGCCTTCGTATAGTTTCTTGAATTTAGTCAAAAACTCATTAAGTAATTCAAATACTGTTTTAATCTTTGCCATCGCTAATGGTAGCTGATATTCCGATATATCTTCATTCAAATATACTAAACCTACTTTTTGCGCTGCCTTTACCCAGCTACCGGACTGAATAATTGCCTGCCTTGCAAGTTCTAATTTGCCGTAGGTTTCTTTGCCGATGTTAATATCTAATTCAATGCCACCATACTTTTCAGCCACAAATAAAATATCAGTATAACATGTTATTTCTGCAATGGTCTTTAAATCCGTTATTGATAGTTCAAGTAGTTCATCTTCTGTTATGCCTGTGGCTACTTTCAACCGTTCGATAATATTGCCATCTGATGCTGCAACCAATGCCACATATTTATTCCATGTTAGTTCATCAAAGTTAGTAGGCACTTCGTAGGTGTTCTTATTTGTTTTTACGGTTATCATCTATTAGCAAAGTGTTTAGGCAAAGATAATGCAGATTGTGTTAATTCCTTTAGTGTATAGCGTATAGGGTCTAAAATGTGATTATAGTCATCAATCGGTATGCCTGCTTTCTTATCTGACCAACAATAATTAGATATCTCTTTCCTTGTATTACTTGACCTTTCAGTTACGATAATCTGATAGTCTTGCATTTGCGTTATGCCTGCCGTTACGCTGCCCTGACCTTTGATAGCACCTCGAATATTCAAGCCTTTACGCCTTAATTCGTCAATCAAACGTGGTTCGGCACTATCGGCTATAATTAAATCACTTGGGTTGTGTATGTGTGTTTTATTAAGTTCATAAATGGCTTCCGTTCCTAATTGATTTTTATTGTAGAAACATTCATCAACGTAAATCTTTTTATTCTTTTTATCTACTGCTACTTTTACCAATGTTGTAGGGTCAACACTAAATCCATAATCTTGACCGTAACAATAAGGTAATGAACTATCGAACTCGCCTGTTGTCCAGTTGGTGAAGATTGCCCCCTCACGATTTGCCCTTTGACCTGAACCATACACCTGCCACCAATATTGATTGTTCTTTCGGCTTTCAATGTCTTGGATTTGCGCTTCGGTTAAATGTGGGTTGTCCTTATACGTAGTTATGCAGGGTGGGTATTGGTCTATGTAGGTATCCAACCAATGCTCTAAACCTAATGCAGGGTTGTAGTCGGCAATTATCTTATGCCTTGTACGTGGAAAAAGTTGGTCGATTGTTTCAGCAGGGAATTGATGAGCTTCGTTTACCCAAAGTATATCTCTACTTCTACCATGTATTTTATCAGGTGTATCTGCACCGTAGTAGTTTATATTGTTGCCCCAAAGATTATAACTGTGGTCTGTTTTGTTATGGTGGATTTCGTTGTAGATTTCATGCTCAATTAAAACGTCTTTAAAATCCTTCCATGCAGTTGCTTTTAATGCGGTGAATGTATCTCGAACTATATCTATTTCTAAATTTGAATAGTGCTTACAAAGCCACATTAAATAGTAAATAGCAGCATAAGTCTTGCCTGACCTTGTGCCACCTTGCAATAATGTTACACGCTGTTTTTTAACATTATCCTTTAAATATAAGTAATTAGGGTTGGCTGCCATCTTCAAACCATTCAGGCAATTTAGGTTCTTTTATCGTTACTTCATTTACTTGTTTTGCCTTGCCATAAGCTCTATCCAATAGTACCTCTGCTGCCCTTACATCGCCTTTACTTGCTTTCATACGTAATGCCTTTAAAATAGCTTCTGCTGCTGTTATGCCGTCTTTTTCTTCACCTAATACGCTGTCAAGTAATACGTCTAACTGTGGCAATTTAGGCGGTCTCCCATCTAAATTTCTCCGCTCATCCACTCCTTTTTTGAACGGTTTAAGGTTTTCTTTATTTGGGTTCTTATTCACAGATTAATCACAGTTATTTGAGCGAGGAGGTCGGTGTAACCGCCATTTCTTGACTGGAGGCCAAGCTACTTTTATTTAGTACACCCTCGCATTTTTTAGGATATGGTTTACTTAATGATTTACACAAAGGTATTAAACTTTTGTCTATTGGATAGATGTATTTCCATTTAGGTTTTGTTTTCAAAATTTTTACATCATACCCTTTTTGTTTTAATTTTTCAGATGAACAAGTTCCAAACCTACTTCCTAATGTTCTTCTATGTTCCCTCTTCCCATTAACAATTAGATTAGTGTCTGTTGAATATCCTGTATAAAACCAATTTGTTGCTTGATATATTGTCCCAATGTGTCCTTGTTCACTATCTGCATAGCTTACAACTAATTTAACATTAGGAGCATCTTTTTTTATGAGCTTCAAAGCGATTGACATTGCTTTTGTTGTACTTTCTTGTTTTCCATTTAATGCCATCCGTACAAGTTCAACTATTTGTCCTTGACTTAATCCGTACGGACTTCCAATATTATTAGTAGCACCTATTCCAAAACAAATGACTCCAGACCATTCATTTTTTAAATTGAAAACATTATAAGCTAGTCCAACATTTGGTATTGCTTTTGCATAATGAAAATTTAAACAAGCATACTTAATTGCCTTATGTGATGCTTTTTCTAATCTCATAATTCACCTGCTGAAACACTAAAATAAGCCTTTGGATATTTACGGTCTAAAAGTTCCTGAATATCAATTTCTGCTTTTTGCAATTGTTCTGGACTTTCAAAAGTTATTTTCATTGTCGGTGGTTTATTCTTTTCCTCACCTATCAAATCTTCACCACTTGGTTCTATTTCATTAACATCATTTATTCCCCACTCACCTGCATCAAATCCAAATTCATTAGCTACTTCAAAAGTCGTTTCAATATCCCAATCAATATTTGCTTTTGCCTTTGCATTATCTGCTAATGCCAATTCTCTACCTGCTTTGCTGTCTAAATCAATGTCAGTTCTTTTAACGGCAATAATCTTAGTTCCATCGCTTTCAACTATCTGTAAATCTTCTAAGCCTATTGCAGCAGCGTTTTCTATTGTTTTGTTGCCTGCAATGATTCGGTTGTTTTTGTCAATTAGGATTGAACGCCCTGCGCCAAACTTACGCAATGACTTTTCAATAAGGCTGTTGCCATATTCAGTGCCTTTATTGAAATTCTTGTTATCAGGTATTAAGTCTTTTATTTTAGTTGTTTTACTCATTACTTCCTATCTATTTGTTCTAACTTTCTTTGCGCCCATGATACGCCCTCATCACCACCCCAAGCATCCCACATAAGACCACCACAACCTTCATCATAAGGCACGTCTTTATTTTGCCTATGTCGTTCAAAAGACGCCATTCGTGCTATCGTATCCCTGCTAATCTTTTCACGTTTAGCTAATTGGTTTGCTCTTGCCCAACCTACTGGCGTTCCGCACCCTTTCGGATTACCGCTTTCTTCTCTATATTTCAAGGCTCGTTTAGCGTTATCTGATGCTGCCTGTGGATAGTCATTATATGTTACTTCAGCCTTAATGATGTTGTCAACCGATAACGAAGATAAGCATATTCTATAACGCTGCGCTTCATCATATTC